ATCATCATTATTTAAAGACATTTACAACAATACACAACACAATAGAAAACAACTTGACGTTTTAACACGTGAGCTTGTACAATTTATTAAAGACGGTGATACCGCTGTACAGATGGTACCTATGATTAAAGAGTATTTAGAAATAAATGTAAAAAACGATGACCAACTTGTTAAGATGGCGTCAGTTGTACAACGACTAATTTCTGCTGAAGGTAGAGTAGGTTCAGAAGATGAATACGGTTTATCAGAAGAAGAAAAAACACAACTACTTTCAGGTATGGAAGACACTATAAAAGACTTACAAGTAGAATCAGATAAAATACATAATAAGATTGAAACCGTAACAAAGGTAAATTAAATGGCTTATAGACGAAAAAGAAGAGTAGATACATCTACATCTTATTTAACAGGTATACCGACTTTTTCAAAAATAGGTTCTATGGTAAAAAAATTAATTGCTTCATCACAGTATGATTTCTTTGAAGGAGAAGCCTTTGAAGTTAAAGAAGTAATATTAAATGAATCTAATAATCGTGGTAGTGTTAGAGGTACTTTTATAAATAATCCTAATCAAGAAATATTAGGTGGTGTCGTAAAATCATTGACACCAAATATAACTACTGTTCCTGTAATCGGTGAACACGTAGTAGTTACAGAATATAATGGACAACATTATTATACAAGTATTATAAATCGTAAAGGTTCTGTCAACGAAAATTCTATACCAGGTGTAAGTGGTAATTATGTAAAAGATACTAAATACGGTAAAACATTTGAAAGAAAAGATGTTAAACCTCTTGAGATTAGTGAAGGTTGTATTTTATTTGAAGGTAGATTTGGTCAATCAATACATTTTAGTAATGATAAACAAAAACCTCAAATAAAAATAGTTGCCGGCCATAGAGGCACAACAGAAAATATAAACAACGATGATTCTTCAATATATTTATCAGGTGGTTCAAGTAAAGCATCAAATGAAGACAAAAAAATACAAATTAAATCTAACAGTATATTTATTAATGGAAGTGATATTAGATTAGGAAGTACTGTAGAAAGTAAATTAGAACCTGTAGTAAAAGGTGATGAATTAAAGAAAATAATTGATATGTTATTAGATAGTGCAATTAGTACAAAACAAGCTGAGGTAGCTACAAAACTTGTAGCATCAGGTGGTGTAGTAACACCAGAAACAACTCAATTAGCGTTAGAGATTGGAGAGTTAGAAACAATTAAAAACCTCCCAACAACACCATATTTAAGTTTAACAGTCAAAACAACATAGGAGTTATTATGACCAAAAAAGACCTTGTAAAAATAATACAAGAAGCTGTCCGTAGAGAAGTTAAAAAAGAAGTACAGAAGATATTTATAAAAGAAGAATCTTCACCTACTTTAAAAGAAACCATTCCAGAAGTTGCTAAACCAGTTTCTTCACCTAAAAAAGAAGTAAAGTATTCTAACAACTCAACAATTAATAATATTTTAAATGAAACTACGGCATTATCAAAATCACAAAAAGATGAATATCCTACTATGAGTGGTGGAGCGTTTGATACAAGTAAGATGGCGGAACTAATAGGTTACGGAAAACCTGAAGAAGTTAAACGAGATATGGTGGCTGTAGACACTTTTAAAAGAGCTGGTGTTTCATCAGAACAAGTTCCAGAACATATAACAAATGCATTAACACGAGATTACAGTGGTTTAATGAAAGCATTAGATAAAAAAGGTAAATAATGGCAAGTGCTAGAGAAAACGATTTAAATCCAAATATTTATATAGGGTTATCTTTTCCATTAAGACAAGATAAGTATAATGATTTTGCATTAACCAAAAATTCTTTAGAACAAGCACGACACAATTTAAAAAATTTACTATTAACTCACGTAGGTGAACGAGTAGCACAACCTGAATTTGGTAGTAGATTAAGAGCTCTTTGTTTTGAACAAATAAATGATGAATTGCCAGTACGACTTGAAGAAGAAGTTAAACGAGCAACTGGTGTATGGTTACCTTATATTAACATTCAAGAAGTAAACACACTCACAAACGAAGGTGACCAGAATAAAATTTTTGTAGAAGTGAAATTTTCTACTACGTTGACTCCACAAACAACAGAGTCAATAACATTAGACGCTGGTTACACCGCAGAACGAGTTTAGGAGTAATTAAATGGCTCGAACAAGTACAAAAAAGAACGTAGTAAAACAAGTAAATTATCTTAATAAAGATTTTAGTGATTTTAGAGATAATCTAATCGAGTTTGCTAAAGTATATTTTCCAAATACATATAATGATTTTAATGAATCTTCACCAGGTATGATGTTTATTGAAATGGCAGCTTACGTAGGTGATGTTCTTTCTTATTATATAGATTCACAATTTAGAGAATCATTATTAGCATACGCTGAAGAGAAAAGAAACGTTTATAATATAGCTCAATCATTCGGTTACAAACCAAATGTTACAGCACCGTCTTCAGTAGTATTAGATGTATTCCAGACCGTCCCGGCACTGAATGAAAAGCCTGATGAAAGGTACGCTCTTAATGTAAAAGCTGGTACACAAGTCATATCGACAAGCACAGGTACAACATTTAGAACATTAGATGATGTAAATTTTAAGTTCTCAAGTTCATATGACCCACGTAATATTACAATATTTGAAAGTGAAGATAATATACCAACAAAGTATTTATTGAAAAAGAAAGTAAAAGCGGAAAGTGGAAATATAGTAACAGAAACATTTAGTTTTGGAACAGCTGAAAAATATACTCAAGTGAAACTGTCAAATCCAAAAGTTATAGAAATTATTTCTTGTACTGATAGCGATGGTAATACTTGGTCTGAAGTAGATTCTCTAGCAAGAGATACTGTATTTAATGATATAGAAAACAATGCAACTAACGACCCTACTTCAGTAGTTAATAGAGAAGTCTCACCTTATATTTTAAAATTAAATAAAACTTCTCGTAGATTTACACGATACATTAACCAAAATGATTCATCAATTTTAAGATTTGGAGCAGGTATATCTGATAATGCAGATGAAGAGATTATTCCAAATCCATCAATGGTAGGTTCAACATTACCTGGTAGCCCAACATACTTAACTACAGCATTTGACCCAAGTAATTTCTTAAAAACTAAATCATTTGGATTAGCTCCATCTAATACAACACTCACTATAAAATATGCTTATGGTGGTGGTATTAATGATAATGTAAACGCTAATGATGTAACTTCAATATCAAGTATTTCATATGAGATATCAGATACTTTACTATCTACAACTTCAGTTCAAGAGTCAAAAGACTCAGTATCATTTATCAATCCAAACCCAGCCACAGGTGGTTCAGCTGGTGAGTCGATTAGAGAAGTTAGAGAAAACGCATTAGCTTATTTTCAAGCACAACAACGAGCTGTAACTAAAGAAGATTATATTGTTAGAGCATATTCACTTCCAGCTAAATATGGTAACATTGCAAAAGTTCATTTAGTACAAGATGACCAGTTAAATAAGTCAACGGGTACAGACGAATTAGAACGACTAGTAACACAAGCTGATGTTGATAATGAAAGAACAATAAAATCATTACAAGTTAGAACACCTAATCCACTCGCTATGAATATGTATACTTTAGGATTTGATGCAAATAAAAAACTAAGTTCATTGAATCAAACTGTAAAAGAAAATTTAAAAACTTATTTATCACAGTATAGATTAGTAACAGATGCTGTTAATATTAAAGACGCATATGTTATTAATATAGCAGTTAACTTCGCCATACTAACAAAATCTGAATTCGCAAAGAATGAAGTTTTACTTAAATGTGTAGCAGCTGTAAAAGATTTCTTTGATATTGACAGATGGCAAATAGGTCAACCTATTGTATTATCAGATATAGCTTATGAATTATCATTAGTAGATGGTGTAGCGTCAGTTGTACCACCTGTAGATTCTGATACAGTAATAAAAATTGAAAATAAATATAAAGCGGGTGAAGGTTACTCTGGAAACTTTTATGATATAAAAAATAGTATGATTGACGGTGTATTATATCCTGCTTTAGACCCAAGTATTTTTGAAATTAAATATCCTAACACAGACATCAAAGGAAAAGTTGTCGGTGATAATTTAGGTATAGTGGAGTAAGTCAATGCATTATTTTATATTTCCAGAAAAAGACGCAACAATTTTTGAAGCAAGTTCAAGTTTAAACTCTGGTATGGATGAAGTATTAGAGATTAGAAAAAACGTTAGTGATACTGGAGCAAGTGTTGATGTATCAAGAATTTTAATAAAATTCGATACAACGTTTTTCCAAGAAGCTTCTTCTTCAGGTTTAATACCTCAAACTGGTAGTAGAGCAGCTAAGTATTTTTTAAATCTATATGACGCTAATCCAAAAGCATTAGCAGCATCACAAAGTTTATACGCGTATCCAGTTAGTGGTTCTTGGGATATGGGAACTGGTCGTTCTTATGACAATCCACAAACAGCAGATGGTTGTAGTTGGAAGTATAGATATAATGAAACTAATGGTACATTATGGGCAAGTGGAAGTGGAGCTGAAGACGGAGCAGGTGGTGTATGGTATTCCTCAAGTATAGCACCAGCAGCATCAGCGTCACTTAATCATAAATCACAAGATTTAAAAATAGATGTTACTGGTACTGTAAATGCCTGGTTAAATGGTACAATTGTAAATGACGGATTTTTAGTTAAACGAAGTGGTAGTGTAGGAAATAATCACCCATCAGCATCAGAAGGTAATACAGACCGTTTAGGTAGTTTTTCGTTTTTCTCATCAAACACTCACACAATATTCCCACCAACATTAGAGGCTGTGTGGGATGATTCAACTTGGACTACTGGTTCGTTAGATGCATTAACTTCTACCAATTTAGAAGATAGTGTTCTTTATATGAAAGGTTTACGAAAAGAATATAAAGAAAATTCAAGAGCTAGATTTAGAGTTGTTGGTAGAGAAAGATTCCCAACAAAAACATATTCATCTACACCAGCTGGTTTGACAATAAAATATTTACCAAGTGGTTCTTCATATTATTCAATTAGTGACGCTGAAACAGATGATGTTATAGTACCCTTTGGTTCTGGTTCCAAAATAAGTTGTGATTCAACCGGTAATTATTTTAACTTAGATTTAAACGGATATCAACCAGAAAGATATTATACTCTACAATACAGAGTAGTAACTGATGAAGGTACAGCTGATGAGTTAGACCAATACTATGACGAGGGATTTACATTTAAGGTAAGTCTATAATGCCATACACAAAAGAAGAATTAAAAAACGTAGATTTCTATACTGAGTTTGTAGGTAAACTTCGAACTAACTACTTAGAAGATTTACAAAAATTTGCATCAATCGGTTTTAGAAAAAATAACATATTATATTCTTTTGAAGACATAATATCTTCAAACGGTATCGAAGATGCAAAAATAAGTAATAGTTCATTATATTCTGGTTACTTAACAGAAAAAGACCAAGAATCATCTAAAACATTTATTACACAATCGTATCCAAGATATATTAGAAATAACAGTTTAGAAAAAATAATTGATAGAAGTATATCTGAATTAGCAACAGAAAATTTTGCACAGACATTACCAGGTGAAAGTCAAAACGGTGATGTAATTACAAATGAAGACCCAACAAATTATGATAGGTGGTTAATTCAAAATAATCAAAAAAGAAAATTTGTTGACCTTGCAGTGTATTATGGTAAAGACTACGCACTATTTACATTAGTAACATTGACTGATAGTCAAATAGCAACTATACCTGACGGAGAACCAATAGGATAATGAGTAGATTAAACGATACGGACTTAGAACTTTTACAAACTGGACAAACAGTAAATTTGTCTACAGTAGAAAATGCTTATTACGGTGGTGAGTTTACAACAAATCCAAATGATTGTGTAGAAGTATTAATATATGATACAAATGATAATTTGTTAGAATCTGGAATTGCTGATACGACAGATTATTCGTATGATTTAGATATCGGAGTAAAATTAAATACAGGTACAATACTTAGAAAAATGGGGTATGATAGAGGTAAGTATGTTGTGAAATATAACTTTCTTAGAAAAGTTGCAGGTTCATATGAAACAGTATTAGTTGATTCAGATGGTAGAATATTTAGAGGTAATAATTATCATATAATGGGTAATGGTAAAATTATGACAGGTACAACTCATACAGATAATTCCAGAGAGTTATTTTTAAAAGAGTATAAATATTTTGCACACGAGATTTCACCTTCAAGAACAGAAGTTAGATTAGCTCCACAATCTATTAATGACGCTGAATATAAAAATAGTTTTTTAGACTCACAAGTAACATCAAAAAAAATAAAAGTTTCTGAAGGAAGTTCTATTTCTTTTTACGCTGATAGTGATACTTTAAAAGGTGATAGTAAAACAATGAAATTAACAGGAGATATTTCTCAATTATCAAAACAAATGATAGGTGGATATGTTTCAATTGATAGAGCATTTATAAAAGAATATTTACCACCCCCACAATCTACAGATGGAAGTCAAGTTCCAGGTGCAGTTGAAGAATTAGAATCATCAGTAATACAGGCTCAGTTTTTTATATCAAATGATAGTTTAGCCAGTTACAATAAAGGTGATAGAACTTTTGCTGAAGCTTTTCAAGCTTTTAAAGGATTAGATGATAATTCATTACCAAGTGATACAAGTATAATTGAAAATCCACCCTTAGAAGCATTATATACTAATTTAACAGGAATTAAAAAACTTAACTATGATAATATAAGTTATCCTCATTATAATTGGAATGGTGACGATAATCCAAACACCATTACTCTAAAGAGTAATTCAAGTAAACCTAATGTAGCTACTAAATATACGTGGGAACTAGCCGGTTGGGATTGGGATTCAGACCCAAAAGGTTGGAATAAAATAACAGCATGGAGTACTTCTAATGATGGTGACGTTGCATTTGTACAACCAACAGCTGAAATATCTTCACCATTAAAAGTAGTTCAAAACTCTACTAACGGTAGTGAAGTAACAATAAGTATACACAGTAAACACGTAAATGTCGGTGTAAAATTAACAATAGAACCAAAAGACGGTCAACCAAGTACAATTCACATACCAGCTTGTATTAGAGTAAGTTAGAGTAGAAGTAAAATGATAAAATTAATAAGTGGATTAGACGAAAGTAAAGTAGGTAAACTTGACACCGCCATTTCATTTGAAACTGATACAGTAGCTGACACTTACCAGTGGGTGTTAACTAAACCTGATGGTGGTACACTTGATGTAGGAAGTGGTCAAGGTGCACAAGTTGTATTTACATTAATTAACGTTATACAACAAACTGCTGAAAACAACGGTAGTTATACAATAACAGTTGACCCTAAAGTTGAAAGAAAACAAGGTGGGGAAAGCGACCCTACTATGGAATCTTTAGGTACAGAAACATATCCATTCAGTATAAATTCACCAATTGATGAAAGAACAGCCATCTACACACCTTTTGTTTCATCAATTATTGATATAAAAAATGATGAGATTAGTCTTGGAACTTCTTGGAACGAATTAAAACAAAAACTTGTTAATCAAATTGAAGAAGATAATTTATTACCTATTGATGCCTTCAAAAACATCAATATAACATATAACATAAACAATAAAAGAGATTTAAATACATTTTTACATTTTGGTGATGACACGATGTTACTCACTACTAACGTAAAGACTGATAGTGAAACATTTAAAGATTCACCATACTCAGCTATATTTAAACTATACGAACCTTTACCAGATGACATTTCAGAAAAAGATAAAGTATACATCGTCAGAGAAATTCTTCCACAAGTAACAGAGACCGTTGAATTAAAACCGTATGACCAAGAAGAAGAAGATGTATTAGTACTAAGAGTTCCTGATTCAGCACAAGTAGATTCACCTATAACAAAACGTTCAACTGAACTTAAAAGTTATAATGATTTAATTACAACTGACGCAAGATTACAAAAAGAAATTGAAGATAAATATTTAAATACAAAATCTACAGATTTAAATATTGATTACTCTAACTATAATAATTTTATAAATTTCTCATCAGCTGAAAAACGATTAAAGAATTTTAAATACAAAGTTGAACTACTTGAAACATACACAGCAGAAAGTGCTTCGTTAGTAAACATTTCAAATTCTCAACGAGACTTAACTGATGTTGATAATAAGATACGAAGTGTTAAGAAAAATTTAGATGGTTATGAAAATTATCTATACAGTACAAATTCATCGTATGTAACAAGTTCTATGGGTGAATTTAACAATGCGTCTTGGCCTAAGGCTGGTAGTGGGTCTTATGAATTTCCATACGCACCTATAACTTCATCACATACTGAGTTTACAGATTGGTATGGTAGTATTGGAAGTAAAACAGGACAATTATATAGTGCATCTTTATATGATATTGATAATTCAAATAGATTAGTTAATTTATTACCTGAACACGTTAAAGACGATGTTCAAAATAATCAGTTTTTTGATTTTCTTGATATGATAGGACAACAATTTGATGAAATATGGTCTTATACAACAGCAATATCTGATATTACAGATAGACAAAATGATTTATCTGAAGGTTTTTCAAAAGATTTAGTTTTCAATCTAGCAAAGTCATTGGGTTGGAATCAACAAGACGGTAAAGATTTATTAGATTTAAGTAGACTTGGGTTTGGACAAAAACTCAGTGGTACAACGTATTCACTTTATACATCAGGTTCACTAAGTTCACCACCAGAGAGTGATGTTTCAAAAGAAATAACAAAAAGAATTATAGCTAGTATGCCTTACTTGTTGAAAGCTAAGGGTACTATAGGAGCGTTGAAAGGTATATTGAATTGTTACGGTATACCATCTTCTATTTTAAGAGTTCGTGAATACGGTGGATTACAAAAACCTAATCAAAAAGCACAATTTGAAATTGCTAGAAAGTTTACACGAGCATTGAGATTTAAAGGTGAACAATATATTCAAACAACTTGGGAAGACGATAGTAGTAGTGGTAGAAAACCAGATACAGTTGAATTTAGATTTAGAGCTGTTTCAGGTTCAGACCAAATACTTGTTCAGAAAGATACTGATTGGGCGATAAAGTTAAAAGATAATGATTCAACTGATAACTACGGTACAGTCGCATTTATGTTAACAGGTTCATTTGGATTACAAGAAGTTAGTTCATCACTATTACCAGTATTTGACGGTGAATATCATTCTGTTATGTTAAGAAAAACTAAAATTGAACCTGAGTTATTCTTATTTCCTTCTATTGAAACGACAAGTTTATTTAATCCACCTTTTATAAACGGTATATCTAATGCTGAGAATGGTGATATACAAATAGTTAGTAGTTCAAATGTAGCTAAATCTGGTACAAAAAGTTTAAGTCATATAAATACGTCATATGATGGTTCTTCATTCTCTAAATTTTACAAAAAACCATCAGACGATATAACTGATAGTATATCTGCAACAAGTGTAAGTCAAGGTGAAATATTTACGTTTTCAGCATACGCTAAAGTCTCTTCAAGTGTAGTTGATTCTGTAGGTAGATTAAGTTTATTTGAATTAGATTCAAATGAAGAAGTTGTAAATTGGGACCAAGAATTTGAATATAGTTTACAAGACGGTGGTATAAAATCATCAGAACACGTTGGTTTAAATGAAACAGAGTGGAAACAAATAGTAGTTCAAAAAACAATAAAGTTTCCTAACACTGCAAACTTGGGTGTACGATTTGAAAATACAAAACCTCAAACAACAATTTTTTGGGATGATATATCATTAAGAAAAGTTTCAGCTAATACAGATTCTATTAATGATAATTTTAACTATGATTTATATGTTAAAAAGTATGAGGCTGGATTAGATAGAATAATACATTCTTCAAAATCAACACTTCATATAACAGGTTCAGCTTCTCAATCATACAACGCCTCGTGGACAGGTAGTGGTGATTTATTTATTGGTGGTCATACAACCGGTACATCTTCAGGAATATTTAACGCTAATAGGTTTGGTGGTTCTATGATGGAATTTAGATTATGGACTGAACCCTTAGAAGAACAATCATTTAATCTTCACGTAGGAAATCCAAAATCATTCGTTGGAAATAGTCCTTCTTCATCTTATCATAATTTAGTACGAAGATACTCATTTGATGATAATAGCGCACTATCTGATGATGAT